AGACTTCTATAACATTATTTTTTAAATGAAATAAACAAGATGACATTGGGTCTATATTAAAATCTAAACCAACATGAATGATTGCATTTTTATCATAAACACATTTCTTAACATTATCTTCTCTGCTGAAGTTATAATAGACAACACCTGCATAGGTTTCAAATGAAGCTAGATATTCTTGTCTAAAGGTTCTTTCATCTAAATCCTTCATGGCTTGGTCTATCTCATCTTGTTCTACTTGACCGCCTTCTATTGTTGTATATTTAAAAGACTTCCATTCAGGGTCAGTTCCTAATCCTCGTTGATATATTTCATAAGACCAATTACCAAATCCTCTTGGAGTTCCCACGAACAAAACATTACCAGTTACATATCTATCTGAGATTGTGGGTCGTAAAACTTCAGTCCATGCCTCTTGTGGAATATCGGCATATTCATCAAGTAATAAAAAATCTAAACCTACACCTCTAAGATTATCAGGAGATTTATCAGCACCTTTTAAACTTATCTGACTTCCATTTCTAAGTATTAAATTTAATTCTGTTTCATTAGTATATTTAATCCATTTATGGTCAGTTACTTTTTTCTTTAATTGTTTCCACATTATTTCTTTAGCCATTCTGTATGTGGGTGCTACATAAAATATCTTTGAGTTAGGTTTTCTACTTGCAAATCTAAGTAGTTCATACATAGCAAGATGAGTCTTGCCGAATCTTCTTCCAGTAATTAATACTCTAAATCTAGCTGGACATTTATAGACATCTAGCTGTGGTGTGCTAAATGCCATTAATTTTATCTTGAAGTTTTTGTATTTCTATTTCTTTAATTTGTAATTCAAGGTTTAATCGGTCTATTTCTTTTTTAAGGTTGTAAATGATAACTTCTAAATCGTTTGACCCTCTATGGTTTTTATCAATCATATCTTCCTTGCAAACATTTAAACTCTAAGTTTGTATATTGTATTTCTAATTCTTTAAAGATGTCCATTACATTATCTAATCTTTTAAATCCATTCTCAACACATTCACTATGCGTTTTATAATAGGTTATATTATTCTCTTTAAAGTATAATGGTTCTGGTAGTCCATCATTAAATAACAGAACTCTAAATAGCAGATAAAATTCCACTATTTTTTTTTATTCTGATATGCCCTCAAATACCTTTTACCTAAAGCAACTGCTTCAGGTTTTGATGAACCGAAATACCCCCATGCCTCTAAACTCAATTTTAATCTCGTTTTACGACCTGCATCATCAAATAATCTACCTCTTGAACTTCCCATTCTAACTAGGAATGAACCTTTGCGTCTATATTCTGTTAAGGTATCAGGTCTACCTTTAACTGGTGGTCTTAGATTGCTGCCAGTAGCCCTATTGTATCTTGCACGACCAGATGGGGATAAACCACCTTTAGGGTTTTTATCTGAACTTCTTAAACTAAACTTGACCATCTTTCTTAGTAGTTATTCTTATTGGTGCTTGTCTCCTTACTTTTAGATTGTGTCTTTTGGTAAGTATATTAACCACGCAACTAGAACAGCTTTTAAGTGCTACCTCTATATTTCTTAGTGGTTTTTTGCAGAATATACATTTACTCATCTTTAATTTCTATAACTTCTTTTTTATCTATATCAATAATATCTGTGATTGGTAATGGAGTATCTAAATCAGAATCTAGTTTTTCATTTGTTTGACCAAGCATTTGTTTGCCAAGCCAGATAAGCATAACTGGGTTTCCTTTTTCTACTGCTATCTGCCATTGTTTCCTTCTTAAAGAAATATTTCCTTCTGATTTTCCTTTTGCAATTTCTGTCGAAAAATTGTTCAGTAAAGTTTCTCTATGACAACCAAAGAAATCTGCCATCTCTTGCATAGTACAATGTAATCTAGCTAACCTTTTAACTTGTTCTGGGTCTATATTTAATCTTGGTCTGCCTACCTTTTTAACCTCAGATTGAGTTGTAGGTTTTTCCTGATTGCTCATGTATAGCTTCTTTGCCAGTAAATTGTTGCCATCTTTCTATTATTAAATCACAATACTTAGGGTCTAGTTCACTCATAAAACATTTTTTATTGTGTTTTTGACTTGCAATTAATGTACTTCCAGAACCACCATATAAATCAACGACATTAATTTTATCTTTTAAACTAAAATATTCAAAAAACCATTCTACTAAAGCTATTGGTTTTTGAGTTGGGTGATGTCTTTTTTTATCAAATTCTTTTTCTGTTCCAAATATACCTGCCCATTTAACCCTTGCTAACATTCTTTTGTGTTTAGCTTTACTCCAACATAATTCAAATGTGCTTCCATACATTTTGTCTGCACTTTCTTGTAATCGTTTATCCCAAACAATCCAAGAACCATTATTTTTTTCTTTTAAATATTCTGCATAATAATCTGCACCCCAAAGAAATATCTCTTTACAGTATGTAAAATTATTTAATACTGTATAAATCAATTCTGGTTTAAAATCTTCATTATCTCCAATAACTTTAGAATATTTCTTACCACCACCATCAACTCTTTTTTCTGATAAAAATTTTAAAGATGACTTTAGAGAAGAATAGTCTGTATTAAGTTTCATTCCATAAGGTGGGTCAGTAAAAACTATTTCAGCATTTTGATTATTCATTAACTTGTCAATATTTTCTTTAATTGTAGAATCACAACAGAACAACCTATGCTCTCCTAATAACCATAAATCTCCAAGTTTAGATTTTACTTTGCTTTCATCAACATCTGGTGTTTCGTCATCTTCAATTAAACCTTTAACTTCTTTTTTTCTTAAATCATTTAAGAAGTCATCTTCAAAACCTAGTATATTCAAATTAAACTTATCTTCCTCTAATCCTTCAATCTCTACTGATAATTTTTCTAAATCCCAACCTGCGTTAAGTGCTAACTGGTTATCGGCTATAATTAATGCTTTAATTTGTGTTTTTGTAAGTCCAAGTATTGTTATGCAAGGAACTTCATCTATATTTAATTTTTTACAAGCTAATAATCTTCCATGCCCAGCTATAATTGAGTTATCTGGTGCAATTAAAATTGGATTAGTAAATCCAAATTCTTTTATGCTAGATGCTATTTGAGTTATTTGTTCTTCACTATGCGTCCTACTGTTATTAACATAGGGAATGAGTTCAGATACCTTCTTCTTAATTAGTTCCATATTACCGATTATGTTCGTTAATATGGCTAATATTATTTTTTAAGAGAATTGTAAATATAATCTAATAACTGCGGATTGTCGTGTAGAAGATGGCATAAAGCATTTGCCATGCTGTTACATATTTTTTCTTCATCTTTTTTTTTTGTTTCTTCATCTAAACAATATTCATCAAAAATAAAATGACATAGTTCATGGATTAAAGTGTTAGAGGATTGTATTAGGTTTAGGTCTTGGTCTATCGTGATTGTCTCAGAATTACTGCAATATTCCCCAAGTATTTTTCTTTTCTCTGCGACTGAAGCTGGGATTTTAACTATCTTTATTTTTTTGCTTCCAAACCTGATTACATCAGGTAACTTCATCTTCTTCTTTTTCTTAAATCAGTATCGTGTTTTCTTGAACCTCTTATAAAAGAATTAACTCTAGCCATAGCCCAACCTGCCATTGATATTTTTGGTCTTGAACCAGATGATAGATATGCACCTTGACCTCTAGCATATACTTTTTTTAATTGACCTAGTGTTATAGATTTTCTTCCTTTAGCTTTTGCTCTTAGTGTTTTTATAACAGAGGGAGATAATGCCATTATTTAACTCTTTGTTTAAACATTGATTTAGGTATGCGACCACCAGATTTATAAATCTTACTCATTGATTTTATAAGACTTGCTCGTGAACTTCTAGCAGAACCTTTGAGTCCTGATAGATATTTTTTTGGAAGTCCTGTTGATTTATCTTTTACTACTTTTCTTACCATTTTTTCTTTTGTAAATTCTATAAGTTCCTTTGGCTTTTTTATTGGTAATCAAAACCGATAAACTGCTGGAAGTTGTCTCATTTGCCATATCGTAATCTAAGATGGTTAATATTTCGGATTATCTCATTCGTATAATCTTGGCTACTAGAAAATTTATTTAAAGTCTTTGCTAAAATTACTGGGTCTTTGTTATACTGACGGATTTTTCTAAATTCTGTGTAATGATGTGAAGTGTTTAATAGGTTAATGTAGTATTTAACTGACTGGCATTTTGATTTAAAGACTCTTATTCTCCAATTACTATCAGGGTGGACTCTATGAGGAAGCACACCTTCTTTTGACCATATTCTAATTCCAAAAAGGTTTTGTGCCTCTAATGCAAGTCTTGATGTACCATAATTAGATTCAACAACTGCTTGGGCTAATATTAAGATAGTTGGTATCTGCTCGTCTTTATCTAGGTCTAAGTTAAGGTAATTAATACATTTGGTTGTGGAATTTATAAAATCTAGGTTGGATTGGTTTATTATCTTAGGTTCAAAGATACCAATAGATTTTATTTCATTGATTGTTTTTCTCCGCAGTTCTTCTTTGATGTAATCGCTTGGAAAAAAAGTACCGATTACAAAAGCTATCAATAGGATTAAGAACCCAACTGTATAGTTGTAGAGTTTTTGAGATACTA